AACGGTATTACTGTAACCAATGCAGTAATGGAGTTTGTTAAAGAGCGTATTGTTATGTGTGCTAACGACAAGGTCTATGAGTTCTCAGCAGCAGCGAGCGCTTTGCCAACTGCGGTGTATACCAGCGCTTCGTCGGGGCACGTCTTTACTAGCATCGCAGCATCAGGTCCTGCTATCTATGTATCTGGTTATACTGGAATTCAATCTACAATATTAAAATTTACTCTATCCACGGTAGGTGTTATGCCTACCCTGACCCAAGCGGTAGTGGCAGCAGAAATGCCAGTGGGCGAGATTATCCATAAGATTCATTACTACCTAGGTTATATGATTATCGGAACCAGCAAAGGTATTCGTATATCTGTAGTCTCTGACGTTGATGGGTCCATAAACTATGGTCCTTTGATTGTTGAAACTGACCAGCCAGTGTATGACTTTTGTTCCCGCGACCATTACATATGGGCAACGGCAGGGGTCGATGGATACCCAGGGTTAATTCGTATTGACTTAAGTCAGCAACTTGAACCATTAGTCTTTGCTTACGCAAACGATGTTTATTATGGCACTTCTTTGGGTCACCAGACCACTGCCTGCGCTTTTGCAGGAGATACAGACAGACTCGCATTTACATCAGCATCCAATACTGTTGGCGGAACTATCACTAACAAAGAACTTACAAGCAACGTTGCTACTTTAACTACTGCTAGTGCTCACGGACTAGATGTAGGAGATGAGGTATGGGTTCAGGGTGTTGACTCAACATTTAACTCTACGGATTTATTTACAATAACCGCTGCTACTACAACTACATTTAGTTATACCAAAGCAGCCACAAACGTAGCCTCAACTGCAGTAACCTCGGCAACTGCTTTAACAAATGTACCTGGTTATACTTACATTGAAAGCGCTAGTGAAAAAGCCACAAGTGGATATCTACAAACAGGCTTTATCAGATACAACACATTAGAGCCTAAAAACTTTAAACGTTTGATAGGTCGAGGTGAATTTGAATTCGGCTCTATGTCCCTACAAACAGTAGATAAAGATGGTTTGGCATATGATGTAGTCAGTTATGACGCATCGGTTCCACCAGTAGAAGTAACTACCAGCCAGCCAGCAGGAGCACAAGAATTTTTAGCATATAAATTTGTTCTAACCAGAGACGCTACAGATAATACCAAGGGTCCTACATTCAAAGGCTATCAGGCTAAGGCCACTATCGCTACACCTCGACAACGAGTAATTAGATTTCCCGTCTATTGTTTTGACGTGGAGACAGACAAGTACAATGTTCTAGTCGGCTATGAAGGCCGAGCCTTAGACCGAATCAATGCTTTAGAAACCATTGAACAAGATGGCGACATTGTTACCTGGCAAGACTTAACCACTGGCGAATCTCGTCAGGTTTCTATAGAACAAATACAATTCACTCGTATGACTCCACCAGATAGAGGGTTTACTGGTTATGGAGGAATGCTCACTATGACTGTAAGGACTGTGTAATGACCCCTGCTGACTGGGCTGGCCTAGCCGTAGCCATATTAACTTTAGTTGCTGGATTTGCTGGCGCTGTGCGCTGGATGGTAAAGCATTATCTATATGAACTACGCCCCAATGGTGGCTCAAGTCTCAAGGATAAAGTTAATTTGCTTGAAGAAAAAGTAGAACTACTAACTGAACTAGTCAAAGAAGCATTGAGGAAATGAATGAAACCTGTCAAAGTAGCGTCACCTGCTGCTATTGCTGTGCTCCGTCAGGCGACAGCGTTGTATCCGAAGCGCAAGAAACTATCAGACGGGTTGTTGCCTTCGTTAGCGCATCGGAAAGCCAGCCCGAATTCGGACCACAATACTGGGCTAGCAGTAGATTTGACCCACGACCCTGACAATGGTATTGATTGTACTCTAATCTTTGAGAAGTTGAAAGAAGATGAAAGGGTTTCCTATCTTATCTTTAATAAAAAAATATGGTCGCGTAAGTATGCTAAGTCTGGCAATCGTAAGTACAGTGGCAGTAACCCTCATACTAAGCACCTACATATTTCTATCAATGCTGATAAGGCTAATGACACTAGCCCTTGGTTCTGGTGGATGAACCAACCTACAGTTCTCAATCAGGTTGTGGCAAATCTACAGCCTAAGCCTAAGAAGAAGGTAGCAAAAGGTTCTATTTTGCCACCTGAACCTAAGGCAGTGTGCACCTGTTGTAAGGTACATACATTTGAGATAACACGAAAGGCAACCTAAATGGAAACACTAAAGCAAGTATCGCTAACCTGGTTCCGTGCTGCAGCCGCTGCTGCAATCGCACTCTATCTTGCAGGCGAGACCGACTTTAAGACACTCGGAATGGCAGCCCTCGCAGGGTTCCTCGGGCCTGTACTTAAGTGGCTCGACACATCTGCTACTGAGTTTGGCAGAGGCGCAGAGTAGCCCTTTAAGCGCCCTATAAGGCGATTTAAGACCATAAGACCCCCAACCTAAGGTGATTACCTTGGGAAGGGGGTTCTTTTTCTTTTTGTCGGCGTGTCGGTTTGGTAAAAACTTTGACATCGTGTGTATAATTTATCTATAATAGATAATATATATAGGGGCGAAGCCCCTTATATAATATATATTATAATATATATAACTGAATATTACATAACCCCGATATGTCGAGTACTCTCCTGTCCTCCATAAAGGGGTTATGTATCTAACTGACAGGAGATAACTTATGATTCAATTACAGGGCTATGAATTGCCAGCCCATATATCTTATTCGGCATTCACCACATACCTGACTTGTGGGTATCAGTATTATCTAGGTCGACTATTAAAACTACCTGAAGAGCCAAGCGTCTGGTCCGCAGGTGGTCGTGCATTCCACGCAGCAACTGAGGAATGGGACTTAGCAAATGACTAATGAAGAACAACGGATTGCAGAAGCATATAAAATCTGGCACAAAGCCTGGAGTGATGAAACAAAAGATTTAGATTTGGTTAACGCCAGAGTTGCAGGTCGTTCTACAAAGGCTTACCCTGACAGGGAGAATGCTTATTGGTGGAACGAGCAAGGCCCACAATGGGTGGATAACTACATCTCTTGGCGTAAGAGCAATACGAATTGGAAGATTTGGAAAACCCCTCAAGGGGCTAGAGCAATCGAAATAGAACTCAATCCTGTCATCGCAGACGTGCCTGTGAAGATGGTGATTGACCGTGTCTTTGAGGTTGATGGTGAACTTATTATCGTTGACCTTAAGACATCAGCGCGTAGACCAATATCTGACCTACAACTTGGCTTCTACAAAGTCGGGCTAGAGATGATGCTTGGTGTAAAAGTCAATCAAGGAAACTACTGGATGTCCAGAGACTCTGGGACAGGAGAGATGATTGACCTAAGTAGATATACCGTAGATATGCTCGAATATTTAGTGTCGGGCTTTGATAAGGCTCGCAAGGCTGGTATATTTCTTCCTAACCTATCCAGTTGTAGTTTCTGTGGACTCACAGAACACTGCACATTTAAGAAAGAGAATAAATGAACAACGACGATTGGAAGATTCAAGTCTCCATCAAATCATCAGCATCTAAGGATGCAGATATGATTAACGTTCGCGCTAATACTGCTGACGAACTCAGTGTATTACTAGAGGGCGTATCTAATTACTCAACACAAATAGCAGCAACTGCTAAGATGGTTCAGGCAGCGTACACAACACTCCCTTTAGTGACGCCGCCTTCAATTCCCGCCACGCAGCCACCAGCCTCCTCCGTACCAGACCAGGCGCAGCAAGCAGGCCCTACTTGTATTCACGGACCTAGAGTGTGGAAGAGCGGTATAAGCAAAGCGTCAGGAAAACCATATGCATTTTGGTCTTGCTCACAACCAATGGGCGCTACACAATGCAGACCAGTTAGTTAATAACCTATAAGAATTGAGACCACTTGCTGTTCGGGGAAGGTGGTAAGTGGTTTCAACTTAAGACAGGAGCGATATGAAAACATTAGCAAGGTCAGTTGGTAGAAGTGATATAGGCGGAGAGCCTTTGCCCTCTGTCTTTAAAGCATTTGAAACTAATAAGATTATATTTCGTAGGGCAGAAGTATCAATGATGGCGGGAACGCCAGGTGTAGGTAAGTCAACACTCGCCCTAGGTTTAGCACTTAAGATGAAAGTTCCATCCCTTTACATCTCAGCAGATACCAATGCACATACTATGGCTATGCGATTAGCCTCAATGATTAGTGGTAAAAATCAAACTGACGTTGAGTATCTATTACAAAATGACTTAGGTTGGACTAGGGCTACCCTTGCTAAAGGTAGTCACATTGTGTGGTCATTTGAATCTAGCCCTAGCCTTGTCGATATTGATGAAGAGGTTCAGGCATTTGAAGAACTATGGGGTTGTCCTCCTGTGGCTATCTTTGTAGATAACCTGATGGATGTAGCCACCGACGGGGGCGAAGAGTTCGCCTCTATGAGGGCGATTATGAAGGAGTTGAAGTACCTTGCTAGAGCGACTAACGCTGCGATTATCGTACTACATCATACATCGGAGGCTGTGGAAGGCAAACCGTGTCAGCCAAGGTCTGCACTCCAAGGAAAGGTTGCTCAACTCCCAGCGCTTATCTGTACTCTCGGAGTTGTCGGAACTGCAATGGCTGTTGCGCCTGTCAAAAACCGCTACGGTAGGGCAGATGCAAATGCAAATCTTAACGCGTGGTTAGCATTTAACCCTGAATATATGTATATTGAAGACATCCCAGAGAACGCATAGGAGCGATTATGGATGATAAGTTTGATACAAAAGGTAAGACATCTTTGTCTGACTTTGATATGGCTGGGTTTGAAAGATTTATTCGTGCTAAAATAGTGAATGACTTACATAAAGCAGCAGTAGATTCTATGAAAAGTAATGAGTACAACTTTAACGATACAGCAGTAAAGTCTAAGACATTGTTTCTTGCTGCGGAAATTGTCAGAGGCGGAAATAATGGATGACGATTACTTAGAGATTCACGCCAAAGAGATGGCTCAGGCTGAATACTTAAGACATAATGCCAAGTGCATACAAAAGATTAATGATGCCAAACCGCAAGTCAAAGATGAATATACACAAGGTGTCCAGGATGGACTAGACTGGGCAATACGCATACTAGAAAAGGATAAAAGTGCTTACTAAATCATCAATTAATAAAAGACTAACCAAACGTTTATGGTTTACCGCAGGGTTTTCTTTTAATAGAATTGCTTTGGGTATTTCTTTGCACCGTAATTACCTTGATGTAGATTTAATCTTTATCTATATTGGATTTGAATTTTACTATGGCAAATCCTAATGGTCGCAAAGGTGCTCAGTTTGAAACCGATGTAATGAAATGGTTTAGGGCTATGGGTGCTGTATGCGAACGACTCACTAAGACTGGAGCCAAAGATGAGGGCGACCTTGTCG